ATTTTACCCAGTTCACTGTCAACAGGCACTGCATATGTAATTGTGTTTGGTTGAAACAGTATGCTTTCGCCATCTTCCATGTCTTTGGTTTCGAGATCTTTGTCAATGTACATTAGATCTCCTTGCAACACATCTTGTATTCCAAGTTTACGCAAATGTTCAAATGCGTATGCCAGTTTTTCTCTTACACCTTCTGAACCAAAGTTCTGTAGATCAGCACTGCTTTTTACCAATTTGGGGTTTGCATTGAAAACACCTTTTGTGCTCACAAAAAATTTGCCGTCACTTGGATCAGTTCCAACAAATATTGCAGGTGCACCGTCCCATTTGACAGTTACATTGCTCTGTCCAGTTGACCCTTGTGCTAACATATCCCTGACACTGTCTACATACTGCAAGGCACTTTTGGCACCTTTTTGCCCTTGAAGAAACACAAGGTCTTCCAAGTGTTCAAGGTGAAGGTTCTTGCCTTCTTTATTTTCAACAATCATCCAACGGATTGGCTGTTTAAATTCTACTAGTCTCATTGATCTTTTGTCTTTTTAATGCCTCTTACAAATTTCATTGCATCTTGACCTTTGATGCTGTTGATAAATCTATTGCGAAGGTCATCAGCCACAGCCTCATCATAGTGTTCATAAAGTTCGTTGATAAGATTAATACTGCTCTGTATTATACTTTCTGCACGACTTTCAAACACATGACCACGATCTTTTTCAGATATCATGCTGTTGAGTTCTTGTAGGATACTTCTGGTTTGTTTTTTCATAACGCTTCCTATTGTATGTTGTATTTATGTTAATTTACACTATAGCACAAATGGTTGAACCTGTCAATTACACTGATAAATATGTTACAAATGCAAATAAAAAAACTCAATGAATACTTTTTTCAAATAACTGATGTTTTTGATCTAAGTTTCTTACATCAAGTTAAACAAAACATAGATTCTATATCACTAGGACAAACACTATATGATGGTCATGGTGTTGTAAGAACACAACTGCCATGGCCAGTGTTTGATGTACCACAGATTGAACCTATACAGACTGTGGTTGAACAACACATAGGCAAAGTGTATCCAAATGGACTTATGATGTGGAAAGATGCTCCAGGATACTGCAATGATCTACACAAAGATCACAGTGTAAATCTCAGTGCTAATGTACAGGTGTATGTTGGTCATGGCATAAGTGAAGGCACCAGTTGTTACATAAATGATACATGGTACACAGTACCCTATAAATACAACACAGGTTATATAATGATTTCTCCTACAGATTATTTACACGGAATGAAACAACCAAGTCAAGAAACAAGATACAGTTTATATCAAAGTTTTAGAAAAACACCTGAAGAAGTAAACGATTGGTAAAATATGACAACTCAAAATAAATTTTTTTGTGTACTGCCTTTCTTTGCACAAGAGGCTGGTATTGCACCAGACAGTCCATGTTGTCTGTTGCCAAGAGATGAGGATATACCAAAACTTAAACAAACCATGCTGAACAATCAAATACCCAAAGGTTGTTTTCATTGCAGTATACCAGAAAGTCAAGGACACAAAAGTGATAGACAAATTAAAAATGAAACACTAGATTATTTGTGGGACAAAGATATCAAAGAGATAGAAAAGATTGCAATAGCAGGTGAAAACAAAACCAACTATCTCAAACTGTACACATCAAACATATGTAATGGTGCTTGTGTCACCTGTGGTGGTAGTTTAAGCACAGGTTGGAAAAAATATGAAAAACTTGCAGGTATATATAAATCAACAAAAGTAACACCGCACAAAGAAATAGATAGACTAATACACAAAGATTTAATATTTGTAAGCATACTAGGTGGTGAACCTTTTTATGATAAACTTACTGCTTATACTTTACAAAAATTAATTGACTGTGGGAACACAAACTGTCATTTAGACATTATCACAAACACCAGCACAATACCAACTGATGAACAAATGAATTTGCTGTTGCAGTTTCCAAAACTAACACTAACCTGTAGTATAGATGCTATAGAAGATAAATTTGAATACATGCGTTTTCCTTTGAAGTGGAGTGATACACTAAAAACACTAGAAGTCTTCAAAAGCATGCCAAATGCACAACTGAATGCAAACATTGTTGTCAGTAAATTAAACATACTGTATCTCAAAGAAACAGAAGATTGGTTAAGAAAACAAGGACTGAGTATTGCATACAGTTATATACAAGATGATGATCCATATTGGGAAAGTCATGTGTTGACAGAAGCACAAAAACAAAAAGTATTACAAGCAAATGAATACAACGAACATGTAAAAACATTGTTGTACAAAAACAAATTTGCACCTGAACTGATGGAACAAGGTTTGCTTAAATTAGAATGGCAGGATAATGTAAAAGGTATAAAGTTAAAAGACAAAATGCCTGAGGTGTATGAACTGTTTACAAATACCTAGCATAATATTTTTCTAGTATTGGAAATGTATCTAACCAATTTTGATTTCTGATTTTATCAAACTTTTCTATTTCTTCTATCATTGTTTTTATTTTATGAGAATTTTCTTTAAACTTCCAAGGCATTCCTGGTGTGTGTTTAAAGTCATCATAGTATTCTTGAGTCATATTACTTAGAGCAAATGATCCATTTGCATAATGATTTGTAAAATGGACTATATCACCCATCCTATTTTCACTGAAGTTTTCATCACGCCAAGTTTGTAGTCTATTTCTATATGGTAAATTAAAAATACTTGTTGTTTCTTCTATTAGAAACATGTGATTAGGTGGAATGCTATCTCTCATATCTAACATGTTTGCTGTGACTTGATCCCATTTTCCGGGCCAACGCAAATATTCAAATTGTTCTGCAACACCGTCTATACTAAAATTTAACTGTATTAACCAATATTTTTCCAGTATTTCATGTGCATACTTAGGTATAGGTCGACTACCATTTGTTTGAAAACATAACTTTACTTGTTCTTTACAAATTTTAGGTACTCTACTTGCAATGTAATCAGCGACCCTCCAATAGCCAGTTCCTAGTAGTGTTTCTCCACCACAAAAAGTAATATTCTTTAAATTACTTAGATCTAGATCATCAAGTAATGCAATCATTTTATCTGCATCATTTGTTGCTGTTGGTCCTATATATGAAATATTATTATCTTTCAAATGTTTTTGCCAAAATGTGCTTAAATGCGGACCACATGATCTACATGCAAAATTACAACCTATATCAAACTGTAGATCTAATCTTACAGGTCCAGAAATATTAGATTTTACATGTCCAAAACCTTTTAAACTTTCCCATCTATAACTAGATTCATACTCGCCTGCATCTTCACTTGCTTTGCAAACCAAACAACCTGTATCCCACTCTCCTCTATCAAACTTATCTCTTAGCAGTTGCAGATCAGGTTGATTCCATACGTTCTCACCGTGTTCTACTTCTAGACGTCCAAAAAAATTAATACGATTTGATTTAGGATGATCATCAGGATACGGTCCTCGTCTAATACAACATTGTTGTAGTCGTATTTTATCTGTGCTTTTGATATCTATAGATAATGCACCGGCGGCAAGCGGACAGTGTATATTGTTCATTTTTTTCCATTAATTGATGTATTGACCTATGCCATAACCTTTAGCGTCATAACATTCTACATACTTGCTGTTATTACTTATCTTAACTTTTCCACTGCCTACAATTACATCGTGGTCTCTGTAACTGAAAGGCTTTTTAATTGTTATATCTATGTATTCACCGTTGTTTATTCCTAGTGTTACAAAAGTTACATAATGACCTTTTGGTCCTTTGAATACTCTACCATTTGCTACCAGTCCTGCAAAGTTTATTCTTTCACCCCAAGTTTCTTGCACAAACATGCTAGGCATAAATTCTGGTTGTGTCCAATAACCATAACGTTTGTATTGTGTTTGTGGTGACTCTGTAATGCCATTTGGATATCCTAGTTCACGTAGATCCCATCCTACATTCTTGGCTTCTGTTTTGTGTACCCAACGTCTGTAACTGCCTTGGCAATGTTTCAGTGCTGACTTCCAAAACTGTTTTGGGTTGTGTGCCTTTTGATATGCAAGTGCCCAGATTAATCTACCCAAGTTTACTGCATGGGCTCTACACAATCCAAAATTACCCAGTCCGTATAATTCTTGTATAATCTCCGCCTTATTCTCACTGTCTCCCATGCGTTCCATAAACTGCATAACACGTTCTTCGTCACGTTTGGCAAACGCACGACGATACATATCTGCTTCATACATATCACAACCTATAAGTTTGGATATCTTGCGTATTGCATCATCTTCATATACAATAGTATCATCTAATCTTTGTTCTGTCCAATCTTGAAAGAAACTTGCTTTCTGTCTACCTGTAGTTGCTACTGGTCTTATCAGTGCTGTAGCAAACACACAATCATTTTTGCTTTTTGGTTGTATTGCTTGAAACAATCTTCGCATGGCTGGCGACTCTGCTTGTGTAACTCCTATAACATCTCCATTGCAAAGCATTTGACTTGTATCATAATCTTCTTCTGGGTATGCTTCTAATGGTGTTTCTGGATCTATATCCAGCAGTTGACTGAGTCCTCTATTTGCAAGTATGTCTATTTTTAAATGTTCTAAGTCTTCAACTTCTCTTTTGTCTAACAGTATCTGATGATCTGCATTCACTAAACTTTTTGGAAACTTGTGTTTAAAAACTAGTACTCCTCCACAGTGTTTTGATATTGCTCTTTTTTTACCTAGTAGTTTTTTTTGTATTCTCATTGCCTCTTCCTTGTCTATATCTAAATCTTCGAATTTAAAATTTCTAGGAAGTCTACCAGACGCACCCAATCTACGGGCCGCTTCACGTTTTGCACTTTTCTCTTTGTACATAACATAATTGCTTATCCTAGCACTCCTATTGGGCCAGTGTGCAAATATTCTCTGCATAACTGTACCCTGTTGCCAGTGAGGAAAGTCAATATCTACGTCTGGTAAATCATCCCTTAATGGATTTAGGAATCGTGCTAGTGGAATTTGCCAACGAATAGGATCAACATCTGTAATACCTAAAAGGTAACACACAAGACTTGACCCTGCACTACCTCTGGTCATGTGGGTGATGTCTTTTGTTAATTCTAATACGTCGCAAATTGTTATGAAGTAATCTGTGAACCGGAGTTTGATGATAATCTCTAACTCTTCGATCAGCCTAGATTGGTACTCGGTGGAGTTTGGTATTTGCCTTATGAATCTGCCAAGTAATTTTTCTATTTGAGCCTTTGCGTCCTTTGGGATCTTCATTATGTGCCTCGATCTTGCCTAAATTGCCTATTCACACATCAGTGTGCATTTTTATTTAGTCAAAGACAAAATCAATTAGTAATTTTTTGAATTATTATTCTACTTTTTTTAATCCTGCCAGCATGTCTTTTAATTTACTGCTTTGTACACTGGCTGTTATTTTAGACACATCTTCATCACCACTGTCAGACTCTACAGGTTGTTTGTTTTTGATTTGATCATAGATACTACTGGTCTGTTTCTTAAACTGTTGGTACTCTTGATCCTCGCCCAAATCACGAATACGTAAACTTTCTATATCAAACTCTAAATCAATCTTTTGTCCAACTCCACTACTGCTTCTAGTCTTCATAAGTTGTATTTGATATCTTCCACGTTCTCTCATTGCTCTGCTTGTAAATATACCAAACACATTATCAGCAGTATTGATCTTACTGAGTCCACCTGCAATGTGGCTATGATCAAATTCTATTTCTTCTACTGCACCTCTGTTCAACTGCGAAGCAGTAACAAACACACAGTTAAGTTCTTTGGCCAAGTTACGCAATTCTTCACTTACATATTTGTCTTTAACAAACAAATCATTTGGTGACACTTTAGCACTAACAGGCATGATCAAATCCAAATAGTCCACTAATAAAAAGTCAAGTCTTTTGCCACGTTTGATCTGTAGTTCTTTGAGATAACTTCTAATATCATTTACTGTACTCTGTGCAGGCATGTATTTTATCTGTAGTTCACCACTTTTCTTTCCCACCATGCGGACTTTCATTTCAACAGTATCAATGTCCTTGAACACATCTTTTGTGCTGACATTGGTCAACATACTGTCTATCCTCATAGCACTCAATCCTTCACTAAGTTCTAAACTGAGATACACACCATTCAATCCTGCCAAGCACCAATTCACTGCCAAGTTCTGCATGAATAAACTTTTACCACTACCACTTCCACCAGCAAATATATTCAGTTCACCTTTGTTCATGCCACCAAACAGTTTTCTATCCAGTGTTGGCCAGCCTGTGCTGATCTGTCCATTGTTGTCTTTGAGTGCAGTAAGTCTTGCTCTTGGATCAGCAAAATAATCTGTGCCCATGTCTTTTGTAAGACTGATCTGCACTGCATCTTTCACCAACTTTTCTACTGGTCCATAATCACCTTTTTCCAACAGGTCTGCACTTTTAAGTATTGCTCTTTCAAGTTCTTGTCGCCTTGTGAATGCTTCAAACTCTGTTAAGAACCATTCATTGTGACTTTCTACTGCATCAGGAATAGGCTTTAGTTCTACACCAGTCACTGCTTTGATCTGTTCTGCTGTTGGCAACGCACCATGTTCATCACTGTGCGTTTTAATAAACTCACTTGTATCTTTTAAACTTCTGCCT